ACACAAAGTCCCCTCTTGAGATATAAACACAGAACACTAGCAAATATGAGTCAGTTGCTGTGCTATGCTTTTGATCTACCACACATTACTAGATCCGCTACGGATAGATCCAGAGTGTATGTGGAGTATTCTGCTCACAACGGATCCTATCATACTCCTATTTGTAGATACAGAGGTGCTGAGTTTCCATGTTCTTCTTTTGCTGTGTCTGAAAGATCATCTTACAGATTGCTGAACTTTATTGAAAAGGGACAACTCCCAAAGGCTTGGGGCAAACCTTTCCTGCAAGTAAGAGGAAAATCACCATCTTTTTTTGACACAACTATAGAAAAGATCTCATATTTAAATATAGAGAGACAGCTTAAATGGTCAGAGCCCAACATCAAAGAAGCCCTCAGCTGGCCTTTAGGAGTGCCAACGCTTGCATTTTTCAAACTGTCCAGAGTTGAAAGCTATGATTACAATTGGGAAGAGAAATGCTACTTCATGACCCTAGTCATGAGATGCGGAGAAGGGGAGCAGATAGATGATTCATTAGTAAATCTGTATAAGAAAATGATAGTGGAGTTGAATGAGAGGGACATAAGCCACCTCAACTTTACTGGACAATTTATAGAAAAGGAGATTGCTTATGTGCAAATCTTGAGGATGCTGACAGCACTACCTTATGATTATTATGAATCTGAATTTCATTCTATGATCTACGACTATGTTAAGGAACTCTCCTTAGTGATCTCCCCAGATCTGCTTGGAAATAGAAAATGGAAACCTCTATGCACAATGGATCCATTATTTGATAGATTAGTGGATGACTGGGATTCAGACTTGGACCCAGAAGAACCTATGGAAACCGAAGACTACGGGGCTGCCTGTTGTCTGGGGTTGGGGAAGGATAAAGGGGAGTAGGTCATGGGTTTCTTTTTATTGGGTTTTGTTGTTTTTTTGTTTTTTTCTGGTTTTTAGCTTTATTTTAATCCATTTAATTTCAAGGAATTCAATCAATGATGATTAATAGGCTATAATTAGCTATTAATTACTTCTGATTTCTGAACACCTTGGCAGCAGCCTTGACGTGCTCAGCAGCCTGCATGTTGGAGTCAAGGATCCCCAGATTCTTCAAAAATGATTTCCTTTGTTCGTGACTCAGGAAGGAGCTATTGATGGCAGCATTCATGGGTCTGTCAAATGTGCTAACCACTTCAGCCGTGCTCAGCCCTCTGTTTCTGGGGTTGATTGTCCTAGAGAACTGGACCATGAAGAGGCTGAAAGCATCAGTGATAAAGGACAGCACGTCAGAAGGCAGGCTGGGATCTATCAATCCAGCAAAACTAGGATGCATCATCGGTCTAGGGTAGTTTTTAGACAATCCGTCCATATGCCTCCCTGTAACAGGCAGATACTCCTCAACCACTTCAGTGGCTTGGCAAGTATAACCTGCAAGTGCAGCTGTAATCCTGGACAGAGTCAGATCATCTCGAGATGGATTACCCTCTTTTAGAGAATATTTTTTTATCAGGCCATTGACAATCTTCTTGCCCTTTTCTGACATTTTGTTCACCATCTTTGATGGCTTGTTTCCTCTGGTCAAGCATAGGATGATCATCTGCTTCGCATCTTCCATCCAGGTGTCACCCCCTCTGGTCTTCAGTAATTCGATCACCCGACGGGCGTCGAAACCTTGGTACGCAAATGCCTGCACCCATGAAGCAATGGTATTAGCATCCACTTCATGACCAGCTAATTCGATGGCAAGTTGTTCAAATGACATTATGCTTGTTATTCTTACTTTGTTAAAATCCTTGAGGAGCTTTGTGTTTC